TGAATGCATAGTTAATGTAGTTATCAAAGACTATGGCATCGACCCCTTTCCCTTCCATGGTCACTGTGTCTCCGGTAATAAGATCTTTAAGAAAGTCTGCATGATCTTCATTATCAGAGCTAGGCTCGTCCACAGTCACATAGATCTTGTTAGCCAAATGCGCATTAAACTTTCTAAAGATCTGGTCAGGGCCAATAGAGATAGCCATGTCACCGATCATCTTAGCAATCCAGCCGGTGGTGAACGACTTACCAATGCCTTGCTCATTGCTGATAATCTGTATGGCAGTGTTGTTACGGCACCAAGGCCGTTGAATAATGTTCGCAACCCAGTCATGAAAGTAAGACTCAAACTCCGGAGCATCCTGAAAGAAGTACTGACACCAGTCAAGCCAAGGCTTGCAGTCACCTTCTATCGGTTCGTATTTCCATTCCTTCATAAAGTTATACTGACCTTCAGGCGTGAGGTTCTGACCTTGGTACTGAGGATATAACCCCATTCCCTTTAGACTCAGCCGCTTGGTCCATTCTTCATACGCATCTTTAAGCTTGATCACCTTTTGTACAGGGTTGCCGTTAGCATTCATACGCTGTTCTAACCAGCTAATGTTAGCAATCTCAGTAGCTATTTTTGTGGCATTAAACTGCTTACCGTCTCTGAGCCGTATCCATGTACCGTCATAGATTCCCCACTTAGTACGTGCAGTATACAGATTTAAGTCTCTTGGCATACTGGTAATGGTCGGATCAAGGCTAGTGTTCAGTACTTCCTGTAGATTTCGGCCGATAAGTAGATGGTCATCAATAGCGTACTTCTGGCCTGCGGTCGTAATGAACTGCCCTACACGGCATAGATGCACTTTGGCGCCAAGCCCTACTAATGTCAGTGCTAGGCGGTTTTCATGAAGAGCTACCTGCTCGTTAGGCTCGCCGTTATCCATCTTACCGTCATAGTCAAAGACGATGTACACAGACCGACCGCCAAGCTGCCGTTTCCAAGATATTTGCATAAGATCTCTATGCAATGGCAAATCGTTCTTATCAGTCCAAGAGCTAACTCCGGCTAGGCCAAGACAGACATGTGGCAGGCCTTCTGCGGCAATGGCCTTAGTGATCGCCCATGTCTTAAATTCACCCTCTGTAATAATGATCGGTATGCCGACGTTCTGAATGGCATGCGACCACAGCGGATTGAGTGGAAAGTAGATGTGCGACCCACTGGCCTTGGCCTGTGAGTACTTCATCTTACCTTTCGGTGTCAGTATTCGAACTCGGTTAAACGCAGTCAACTGACCATAAATATCTCTATACGGAATCTTGATAGACCACTCGGATGTATGCCCCAACAGGCTTCGAGTCTCTTCTTTGTTAAGAAGTTCTAGGCCTAGTGCTTGTACATCTTGGTCATCAAATTGTCTGTCTTGTAGGAATTTATTGTATAATTGTTCTGGTTGTGTTGTGTGAGAGGCAAACCCAGACGACATAACTATTTCCTTTATTCAAAATTGTTCAGGCCATCGTTAACGCGATGGCCTTTTTTTGAGCCCCTTCACCAAAATGAAGAGGCTGGTTTTACATCATACTACACACAGTTCATTAGCTAGCTCGGTGGCTTTTTCTTTGGTGGCAATGCCATCACCAAACCAAGCACGATCAATACGAACATCAGAAGTTCTACCCCGATGGTGATCAACAAATTCAGTGACCGCATTAACTAGGCCCCATACTGTTCCGTTGGCTGATTTTAATTCACTTCCTTTGCCACCACCGGCAAACAGTTCCATAAGGTACTTGGATGTACGCTCGGATACTTTTACCTCGCCTTCTGTGGTTGTGTAAGACGAGATGGTATCGAAGTAATCCTGAGCTTGTTCCAGTTCGACCTTGGTCTTCATCCAGACATTCACTGAAGTAAGGAACTGCTTCCAAGAGGTAGCGGCTAGGCCTAACTGTGCCTTAACCTTGTCCTCGTCAAAAGCAGTCCGATGATTCACACGAATCACGTTCTTAGCTTTACCGTTATCTGCCTCGGTCATTGCAAAACCAAGAGTGTTATTACATACAACACGGATGGAGGTGAACATGGCTGTAGTGGCCATAGAGCCGTCACACGCTGTACCGAGTAATAAGTAGCCTTTGATCGTGTCATCAAGAAGCTTGACTTCTTTACCCATGTTGGCCAAAGCCCAGTACTTTTTGCCACCTTTAAGAACACCGGCCGTTTCTAATTGGAATCCAGCCTTCTCAGTGAGGTCACGGTAAAACTCTAGGACTTCTTTGGGTTGAACCACCTGATACTTATCAGAAACCACTGCAAGTGGCGCTCTGGTGTCTGAGCGGTACAGAACGTTCTGGCCAGGGAATGTGTCCTCGGCATAAACGTTATTGGAATCGGACTTGAAAGCTACTGGAGAGGTGTAGATGGCAAAGTCCATGCCAGCGGCTTTACGCCATGTCTCTATAGATGCGCCTGCTTTAAGCTGTTGACCGAGGCCATGCCATGGGGTTTCCCCCACGTATGCCATGTTTGCCTGACCGTTTGACATATCGATTTCGTGTGCCATGATTAGTTACCCTTTCTTGCTGTTACGCGGATGGTTGAAAAATGTGTGGTAGAGGTATGAGCTCTGATAAACTGAGGTGATAGCTTGGCACGAACTGCTTCCATGTCCAAGGTGTCACGGCTTGTAGGTGATACTGTGGCATCGTACAGATTGCCACTGTGCTTACCATCACCAAGAGCAATGAGCTGCTCTTTTAGAGCTTTTTCTTGTTCTTGGAGTTGGGCGATTTCTGCCTTGATAAGGCCGAGTTGGTCTACGACATTTACTTCTGTTAGGTTTTTGATTTGAGTATTTAGCATTTAAGTTCCTTTATTAGTTAATATGGCTTTCGCCATAAGTTGAACTATACACCAAAAGTAAACACTTGCACATCGAGACTAAAAATATTTATAGTTTGTCATATAGTGAAAAAGACTTAAATAGTTGTAGAAAATGGTTACAAAGCTTAAAAATGTGGTACAGTGCTATCGTAGTCCCATAACTTTGAAAGGAAAGATATGCAAAACGTACCACAAACCATTGAATTAGTTCAAGAATCTAACCAAGAACCATCTGATAATATATGGGATGAACAGTCTCAGAAAGAATATGCAGAATGGGCAGCCTATAACGATGCACAACACTATGGAGAACAATAATCATGTTCATTAAAACTTTTATGCGTAAAGAACTGGCACAATATGCCGTGGACAATATGGTCACCTCATACTGGACCAATCCTCATACACAAGAAAGCCAACCACAAGTCACCATCGACATAGACGGTGAGGTATACTGGTTAGACATCTGGCCAGAGACCGGTGAGCTTATATCTGTACATTCACAGAAGCTTATGGATGAGACCGACAAAGACTCAGACATGGGTGATCTTTTAAGTAAGGCCGACTACATTAACTTGTGCGTTAAAATTGAAAGTGAAATCTTTAAGAAGAAAAAAGCAGCAGAAGATAAAGCTTTAATGTCTGACCAAAGCCAAATGCTGTTTAATTTAGTTAATGACATCAACAAAGCTTATTTAGCAGGGGCAAAACATGCGTAAATTACAGTTTAGATTTGGTAAGTATTTTCCTCACTACTTTATTGCAGATGTAGTGTTGTACTCAATGATTGTATGGTGGGTTTCGAGGCTTTTCATTAATGAATGATCCTTGCCCATCATTGTTTAACTTGGTCATCGGCACGATCAGTGCCGGTGTTTTTATTTATTTAGCTTTAGTAGTATGTTTATCTTTTTAGGAAAGTATCATGTCACCATTATCATGGCATAAAAGACGGCATGCAGTAGGCATGTCAAGTGTTGCCGAAGTTATTCTTGATCTTATTTTTGATGAAGGGCAAATTGCAGTAACTGATGTTATGCGTGAATGCCATCATGTCGGCATTGCATCAACTGCTACAATTCACACTGAATTAGTATGGCTTCGTGAACACCACTATGTCAAGGTTAGTACTAATGCACAAGATGCAAGGCGTAAAGATTGTTCTTTAACAGCCAAAGGCATTAAGTACTTAAATGTCTAATGTTAAAACATACACAGGAGGTGTTCGTTATATGACTCAACCACTTAGTCCTTGGGAAGAAGCTTATCATGATTGGCGTGATTTATTAGACCGCGCAGGCGCATCTGAACTTGTACATGACCCTAAAGCAGTATGGGATGAAGCATGGCGCCAAGCACTCTTACGTTCATTAACTGTAATAGAAAAAGATGTTGCTATTACCGATGAAATAAGAAACAATATTCAAGAGCTAATGAAATGCTAACCACAGTCATTACAGTCTTTATACTAGGCTTTTTTGCCGTGTCGCTTATTGCAATTGTCGCGATTATTTATTTTATGTGGGATTAATTATGGACATCGTTAAAGTAGGGTTTAAAACCGAAGAAGAAGCTATTAAGTTTAGAGAGTCTATTTTAGGCGACTACAACATAGTGTGCCTAATGACTCGGTTTCCTTCGGTTGATAGCCAAGAGATTGGTTTTTATTTAGAAGAAAAGCCGCTTACTGAAGAGAAGCTAAAAGAAAAGTTTCACGCATGGGTTGTGTATAACAACATTTTATTTGATGATCCTACAGAAGCCGCATGGAAAGCATGGAAGACAGCACATGGACAATAAACCAAAACCAAAGCAATATATTTCATGGGGTCAGATTGACAAAGCAATCGACATTATGTTTAAGCAAATTAAAGCTGCTGATAAGCAATATGAGATGGTAGTTGGTATTACACGAGGCGGTCTAATACCTGCTGTAATACTGTCGCACAAGCTTGATTTACCAATGATGGCCATGCCAAAAGAACATGTGTTGCCGCTTGAAACAGCAAAAAATGTGCTAATTGTAGATGAGATCTACGATACAGGTGCTACTATTAATCTAATTAAGCAACATCACCCAAACACTGATTTTGCTGTGTTGTACCACAATCTTAATTTGCCAAGACTTAATTACTACGGTCACATTAAGCGATTAGATCATTGGTTAGTCTTTCCATGGGAGATGTAATGAAAATTCGTAAGCGTTATAGCAGAGGCAGAATGGCTACCGAAAGGAGAAGGCATGGCATTGCATATCAAATTATGAATCGGTATCAAGCATTTAAACTTAAACTTAAATACGGTAGACGTAAACTTATACACTGGTGGAGAAAATAATGATTAACTTTATTGCAGGACTTGTAGTTGGCTTCTTTGTAGCAACATACGGTGTTGGCGGTGTAGCCGCTGCATTGGATAAAGGCATTAACTTAGTTAAGTCAGTAGAAGTTAATACAAAATGAGATCTGGACTGATGGTTAAATTTGATAAAAGTATTAGTAGCCTTGTAGATGCAAATATATTTTTATGTCTTACAGTTCATCAGTCTAGGTTTTTTGGCTGTAAGACCATTTAAGACAACGAGATGGGCGTTGAATCTACATACCCCATCGCCTAACAAAGGTAAACTATGAACGAAAACGAACATTTAAAGCACCAATCAGACTACATTGCCCAATTAGAAAAGGCTTTAGAGTCTAGCATAGCGATGAACAAGGCACAGGCAGAACGATTTGCGGAGCTAGAAAGAAAGCATAAAGAAGAGTATAACTACGCTGAAAAACTAATAAAGGAACGAAATAAATGAACCAAGACATTTTTAATAAAGTTCGTGAGTTTAGAACAAAACTAAACTTACCTGTAAACCATAAGGCACAGTTATTAGAGCCTGCAGCATTAAGCTTCTATGCACGGTTTTTAATGGAAGAACTGTCTGAGCTATTAAAAGCACACGAAGATGGTGATCTGGTGGCTGCTGCTGATGCATTGGCAGACTTATCGTATGTGACCATGGGATGTGCGCACCATATGGGATTACCCTTACCTCAAGTACTAGATATCGTACACACGGCGAACATGCAGAAGGTTCCTGGAACCACTCGTAGAGGTACCAAGCAAGATGCACAGAAGCCTGAAGGTTGGGTAGGCCCTGAAGATCACATTGCTTTATTGCTGTTAAACCATACAAGATAGTGTTTACTTTTCAGAAAGCATGGTACAATGTTCTTGTTGTTTACTTACTACTAAATACTTAAAGGCTAAATTATGAATATCTTTTACTTACACTCAATACCACAAATAGCAGCCATTTATCATTGCGATAAACATGTGGTCAAAATGATCATAGAAACTGCACAATTATTAGCAACCGCACATCATGAACTAGGCAATGGCGATAAGGTCACATATAAGCCTACACACAAAAATCATCCATCTGCCGTATGGGCAAGATCATCACGTTTACACTACATGTACTTAGTTACATTAGGCTTAAGCTTATGCAAAGAGTACACAAAGCGCTATGGCAAAGAGCATTCCGTAGAAAAGTACTTTAGAACAGAGCTTAATGCACACCCACCTTCACTCACATTTTCAGGCTGGTCTGATCCTCCACAGTGTATGCCAGATGAGTGCAAAACTAAAGATACTGTACAAGCATACCGTCAATACTACCGTCATAAGAAAAACATTATGACTATGCGGTGGTATAAAGATAATGCATATGCACCTGACTGGATGTCTGCTAATGCATAACCAATGGAAGTGGGATATTCGGTATCTTGAATTGGCCAAGTTTATTTCGAACTGGTCAAAAGACCCAAGCACTAAATGCGGTGCTGTGATTACTGACCAACACAATCGCATTATTAGTCTAGGATTTAACGGCTTTCCTGTTAGCGTTAAAGATACATTTAAAAGACTAAATGACCGTGATACTAAGTTGGCAATGACCATACATGCAGAACGAAATGCAATGGTGTTTGCCAAACAGGATCTACATAATTGTACGCTATACACATGGCCAATACAGGCATGCTCTGAATGTGCAGCTATGATGATACAAGCAGGTATTACAAGGCATGTAGCGCCAAGCTATGCGCCTACAAGATGGAAAAAGTCATTCAAATTAGCAAACCAAATGTTTGATGAAGCAAACGTTTTAGTTAACTTACACTCAGAGGAAATATGAATATCTCAGAACTAATTAATCAGCTTATATCTGTTAAGCAACAAAGAACTGATCTGGCCACTAAAGATAGTGAATTGTCCAAGGAAGTATCTAGGCTTGAAGCAGACATTATGCATGCTATGACCGAGGCAGGTACAACCAAAGCCGCCTCACCAGAAGGTCACTCAGCTGCCATGAACAAAAAGACGCATCCGGTCATTGTGGATTGGAATGCATTCTATGAATACGTAGCTAAGTCACAAAGCTTTGACTTACTACATAAGAGACTCAGCTCAACGGCCTTTAAAGACCGTTGGGAATCGGGTGAGGTTATCCCAGGCACCTCTACTTCAGAAGTTTGGGAATTATCTGTACGAGCATCTCGCAACTAAGGAGTAACGCAAATGAGCAAATCGCAGTCGGCACAACAGAATGCCAAACAACCAGCAGGACAACTAACTATATTCGAAGATGAACTTCAGAAGATGGCTAGTCAAGGCATGATAGCAGAACGTAGCACTGCAGGTACTGTATTTTTAAGTGCCAAAGGTGGTACATTAACGTATCGTGATCAACCTATAGCAGGCAATTCAATTGATGTAGTGATTGTGGCAAGCCCTGTAGAACGTTTGTACTACACACAGCGGTATGACCCCACCAATCCTGCACCTCCTGTATGCTATGCATTAGGGCCAACACTCACAGGCTTAAAGCCTAATATCACATCACCTGAGCCACAAGCTGAGATGTGTGCAAACTGCCCTAAAGATCAATGGGGTAGTGCTGCCAATGGTGGTAAAGGTAAAGCATGTGCAGAAAAACGTCGGTTATTGATCATGACTGCAGACTCTATTGGATCGTTAGAGACAATTAAAGTCGCAGAAGTAGCAGCATTAAGAACTCCAGTCACGTCAGTTCGTGGTTTTGCCACTTATTTACAGACTGTAGCTTCAGCTACTAAACGTCCATTGTCTGCTGTTGTGACTAATATTTCACTTGTACCAGATGCAAAGACTCAGTTTAAACTACAGTTTAAGTTTGTCAGGTCTTTAGATGATATGGACATCGTGAAAGCATTAATTGCACGTGGCGAACAGGAAATGAACAATGCCGTAATGACAGCAGGTGTTGAAGAAACTGACGCACCAGAAGCTGCAACTGCATCTAGCAAGTACTAAGGAGAAATCATGTTAACAAGACAAGAACTAATTCTTCAGTTCATGCTAGCTTTAGCAGCAAATAGCAATGTTCAACAACAGTCTTCATATGTTTATCAATTAGCATCTGATTTAGCTGATGAATATATAAAGAAGCAAGCATAGGTTTGACGGGGAAAGCTTCGGTGAGTACCCACCTAAATAAAGGAGCTGGTATGAAACGAATACTTATTTTAAGCAGTCTTATATTAACTGCATGTAGTTCTACGCCACCACAAAATGTACCAATGCATCTTAATGCACCATCAGTACAGCTAATGTATGAAGCACAGGTCCAGCAAATGAGCCGTCAACAAGTCATACAGGCCACAATGGACTGTGAAAGTGCCGGCATGAGAGCTAGTCCAATCATGTCAAAGAGAAATGTGTCAGGCATGTTGTCTGACATCATTATTGATATTCAATGCATACCACGTTATAGGGTGTTTTAATGACCGATCCAATCTTTCTTGATTTTGAAACAGAAGCAATTGGACCAAGACCAGAGCAATATCCACCACAACCAGTCGGATTAGCCGTTTTAGATCGAACACACCAGTTCGAGACTAAATACTGGGCATTTGGTCATGACCATAACAATAATTGTACATTCGAAACTGTACATCGACTATTACAACGAATATGGGAATCAGGTAGGCATATCTGCTGCCATAACACCATGTTTGACTTGGCTGTGATTATGGAACGATTCGGTATGGATTTCCCACAGCCGGAAAGAGTCCACGACACCCTTGTATTGGCCTTCCTGCATGATCCATATGTTCGTAGCTTGTCCCTGAAAGAACTATGTGTTGAATGGTTAGGAATACAGCCGGAGGAACGTGATGAACTCTTTGAATGGCTGGTTATGCATATCCCTGAGGTAGCCAAGAAGCCTAAGACTGCAGGTGCTTATATTGCTCGCGGCCCCGCGGATTTGGTTGGTAAGTATGCACTGGCTGACGTTACACTGACTGCCAAGCTATTTGACTACACATTAGAAGTCCGTGAGGATATGCCAGAAGCTTATCTAAGAGAGATAGCATTAATGCCAGTCCTATTGGAGAACTCTAAGCTAGGTGTCCGAGTTGACCGTGAAGGATTACAGGCATCACTTGACAAAGCTAACCAAGATATTTTGGATTGCCAGAAGTGGCTGGATAAATACTTTAATGTCAACGATATTAACTATAATTCTGGTGCACAGCTGGTTAAAGTCATTCAAGATAAAGGTTGTTATGACCAAAAGAAAAAATGGCCAACTAGTGATAAAGGTACACCTCTATCAGATAAAGATACACTTGCAGATCTAATTACAGACTCTGAGTTATCTTCTGTATTAAGGCACAGGGACGTGCTTGTCAAACTGACAGGTACTTATATTGAGCCGTGGTTAGAGCAGTCTGCTTCTACAGGTAGAATCTACACTGAATGGAATACGGTCCGTGGAGAAGCTGGTGGTACACGAACAGGTAGATTATCGGCTAAACCAACACTGCAGACCATGCCTACCCGAGGCCCAAAGACACCACTGCCTGCAGAACTTGGCAATCTCATTATACCTAAGGTCCGCACCTTCATCTTGCCTGATGAGGGACATAAGATGGTGGCATGTGATTTTCAGGCACAAGAGTTACGGTTATTTGCACACTTTGAAGACGGTAAACTAGCAGAGCAGTACAGACAAGACCCTAATGCTGACTTACATACATTTGCATCTAATCTAATGACAGAAAAAGCAGGTAGGCCTATCATACGTGACTATGCCAAGACACTATCATTCGGTATTTTGTACGGTGCTGGACCTAAAAAGATTGCAGAGATGCTTAAGATTCCGTATGATGAAGCCAAGCAGTTGGTAGCACTGTATAAGTCTGAAGTAGCATCTGGTCTGGATAAGATTAATACCGACTTAAATACTCGATATAAACTAAGAAATCCATTTTCTACCATTGGTGGCAGACTAGTCAAAGGTGAACCACCTAAGCTGATTAATGGCAAGCTAATGGAGTTTGGGTTTAAGTCCTTGAATACATTAATCCAAGGCTCAGGCGCTGATATGGCAAAGCAAGCTATGATAGATTACTATAGAGTAGCTGAGAATTCACGATTGCTATTATCATTACATGATGAATTAATCATATCAGTAAGAGAAGATGTGGTGGATCGTGAAGCTAAGAAACTTGAGCATGCAATGATTCATGCTTTTACTTTAGATGTACCACTCATAGCAGAAGCTAAGGTTGGCAATAATTTTTCGGAGGTTAAGTGAGCTATTCTTATTCTGCAATTAAGCTGTATGAACAATGCCCTTTGAAGTACAAACTTACGAGGATTGACCATTTGGTCGAGCCATCCGGTGATGCAGCTAACCGAGGTAAAACAATCCATGCCGAAATAGAAGCTATTCTTAAAGGTGGTCTAAATCTACTGTCTGATGATATTAAGCACTTAGAAGAAAAGCTAAGTAACTGGATTAAAGTTAATGGTCAATCAGAACTGCCTGTCGGTGTGAATGACAAATGGGAACCGGTTGCCTTTGATGCCGATGATGTTATGTTTCGAGGCATTATCGACTTATTTATTAAAGAACAAGACGGTCGTGCCACAGTACTAGACTTTAAGACAGGCAAGCATAGAGACTATTCAGATCAAGTAACTGTTTATTCTACGGTCATTTTATCTACTATGCCAGATGTAGATACAGTGGAAAATGTAATTGAATTCATTGATCTGGCCAAGACAGATAGGTATAAGCCTATTACAAGATCTGATCTGCCAAAACTGCAGCTCCAGCTTAAAGGCAGAATTACCACAATTGAAAAAGATAAGATCTATGCGCCTAATCCGTCAGTCTTATGCAAATGGTGCCATTTTAGAAAGTCTAACGGTGGCCCATGCAAGTGGTAAAAAAGATTCTAGAAAGAGATCTAGAACGGCATTTTAGTAAGGAATGTAAGCGTCTTAAGATAGTCTCGGTAAAACTACATCTTCGGTTTAGCACAGGTTGGCCGGACCGAGTTGTAGTTTTAGATGATGACGTACTATGGGTTGAGCTTAAAACAATTACAGGTATAGTTTCAGAGCGGCAAAAAGTAATACACAACACACTTCGTCAATTAAATCAAAAAGTACTTATACTAAGAACTAAAGAGGACATCACACATGCTTTGGAATCCGCATCAGTATCAGCAAAACGCGGTTAAGTTTCTTATTGAAAACGGATCCGGGCAACTATGGTTAGACCCAGGGCTAGGTAAAACCAGTATTGCATTACAAGCAATTAAGACTCTAAAAGCAGCAAATGTAGTTAATAAAGTACTAATCTTAGCGCCATTAAGGCCTTGCTATGCAGTGTGGCCAGAAGAGATACAGAAGTGGGATAACTTTAATGGCATGACAATTAGTGTATTACACGGCCCAACCAAAGATAAGAAGCTGCATGACACATCATTAATCCATGTAATTAATTTTGAAGGTTTACAATGGTTGTCTGCCACTCTTAGAAAGATGAACATTAAACTACCATATGATATGCTGATTGTCGATGAAATTAGCTATCTAAAAAATACAAGAACACAGCGGTTCAAAGCATTGGCTCCATTTCTAGATCAGTTTAAGAGACGATTTGGTTTAACAGGATCACCTGCGCCTAACAGCTTAATGGATATATTTGGACCGCAATTAGTCATTGATCGAGGGGCTACTTTTGGAAAGTATATTACTCATTTTAGAACTAACTATTTTTTCCCGACGGGGTACGGCGGTTATACGTGGGCATTACAACCCGGGGCAGAAGAAAAGATCCATGAAGCACTGGCAAATAAAGTTCTTAGGATGTCGGCTCAAGATTACTTGGATCTCCCAGAGCTAATTACCAATAGAGTCTATGTCACATTGCCTGAAAAAGCAATGAAGCTATATAAAGATCTCGAAGATAAGCTATTGATCGATATAGAAAATGGTCAAGTAACTGCCATGAATGCAGCAGTTGCTGTCGGTAAATGTCAGCAAATTGCAAATGGCGCAATCTATCTAGATGGTGAAGATAAAGAAATACAAGAAGTCCACGAAGAAAAGCTAAATGCAGTAGAAGAAATAGTAGAAGAACTGTCAGGTCAGCCATGCATCATCGGTTATCATTTCAAGCATGACTTGGATAGACTACAAAAGCTATTTCCAAGTGCCCCTGTAATTGGTTCTGGTGTGTCTGGTGACAAACTGACAGGCATTATTAATAAATGGAATGGCGGACATATTCCGGTCTTGTTAGCACACCCTCAGTCAGCTGGTCATGGCTTAAACTTACAAGGTGCTGGCCATGCAGTCATCTGGTTTAGTAACACATGGTCATTAGAAATCTTTGAACAGTTTATTCGAAGACTTTGGAGACAAGGGCAAAGAAATAACATTGTTGTTCACCAGATTATCGCTAAGAAAACGATTGATGAAGCAATAGTAGCTGCAATTAATTCAAAAGATAAGACTCAGCAATCATTAATGACAGCAATTAGAGACTATGCAACTAAATAGGTGTTTACTTTAGTAAACACTTGTAGTATAATGTAATTGTAGTACAAAAACTTAAATACTAAATTACTTAATACGAGGATAAAAAAGATGGATCATTATCAACAAGTAGAAGATGCATGGGGTGATAAAAAAGAATTAGCAAGTCAGCCTGTGCCTAAAGACAAAGCAATTGATATTGCATTAACTGTATATCTTTTTATGTTTGGTAAGCCATTTATAGGTAAGGTTAAACTAACTAGTGGTCGTCGATATACTTGGATTAGAAGAGGCACATTAGTAGTGAACCCTAATTTTGAACAAACACATGCATCAGGTTGGAGAGCATTAGTACATGATTTAAGTCATTATGGTCATTCAAGGCTACACCCTAAAAATAATAACCATGGTCGGATCCATGCAGAATTCGAGGCTGAAATAGCCAAGTATGTTGTTAAGAAGTATCTTAATAGTTAATAAAGGAGATTGTATGATAAATGATATGTATGTGTATCTAGCAGCACCATTTTTTAATGAAACACAGTTAAGGCGCGTTGAGAATGTTAAGGAACTCATGGATAAGATGGGCATTCAGTATTTCAGCCCTAAGGATGCAAGTATGTTTGTGCCGGGTGTCACTACACCGGAGGAGATTTTTGAAACAAATCTACAGGCGCTTAAAAAGACCAATGTCTTAGTTTGTATTACCGACGATAAAGACACAGGCACTATATTCGAGGCAGGTTGGTGTTGTGCATCTAATATTCCTATTATCTATGTATGGACTACTGCCAAAGAAGGCCAGAAGTTTAACATTATGCTAGCTGCTTCTGGTTCTGTATGCAAGACATATAGTCAATTAGAACAGGCTTTAGAAGATATTCAAACAACAAAAGAGTTTATGCGCCGTGACTGGTCAGACGGAGACATTGTATATGAATAAAGATGATTTTGATTTCTTCATGCAAAGCTATTCATTAGAGCACACCAAGCGCTATAGCATGAAGCCTGTTGTCCACCCTGAAAGTGTGGCAACACATAGTTTCTTTGTAGCATTAGGCGTATTAATGATGTCAAAAGACTATGAGTTTGATGTTAATACTGCACTAAAAATAGCCATATGTCATGATCTGCCAGAGATGGAAATCTCAGATGTAAACCATCTGGTCAAGAAGAACTTTCCATTAGTTGCAGCGGCATTAAAAGAAGCAGAAGCAAAGATTGTAGACAGCTTTCCTGAGCAAGTTAAAGACTACTGTCAAATGTACAATGATGATACGCCTGAAGCATTGGTGGTTCATTATGCTGATGCACTTCAATGCCTACAGTACTCAGACAATGAAATTAAGATGGGTAATCAAGGCTACATGGTAGATGTACACACCAATAGTGCAAAGCGCATGGCTGTGCTTGCACATAAGTTGGAGGCATATAAAATATGAAGACTACAGACAAAGTACTGAAACAACGTGGCTCAGTCTATGGTGACTTTCATGACGGTGTAAAGCTAGAAGCTGATATTCTTGACTTAATTACAGCTCAATATGCCAAACACCATAAAAAGCCTATGAGCTCTGTACATGCCATGTATTTCAGTAAGATTGTTATGAAACTGTCAAGGTTGGCTATTACACCAACACATACAGATAGCTGGACCGATATTGCAGGATATGCAAGACTTGTAGAACTTCACTTAAATAAAGGAAATGAAAATGCCAAAACTACACAAGAGTAACATGCCACATCTACAAAAGATGCACACACAACTTAAGTTCGGTAAAAAGACTCAGCCAATCGAGTTTGTAAACCAATTAGAAGCAATCGATGTACAGATTGTCCATGCACCTACAGTGGCTGAGTTCAGGAAGACCATATCAGTCTTTTTAATGAACACATGGAACGACAAGATTCAATGGGATTTTCCTCATGAAGACATTGACCAGACCATTGATGAACTATTCCGATATGAACTGCTACCCACTGCAATGGAGACGATTAACATTACGTGGTCGGTTAATGGTATGGATATGATTGATACGACACATTTAATCAGACATCGTCTGTTTAGTTTTGCGGCTCAGGTCCACGGAGATAGGGACATGAGAGATGATAGAGTAATGGTTAAACCGGGGATCATGGCAAATGCAGACTTTTTTGAACGTTATAAGCAAATCACCACAATGGCTCGTGATCTGTATACTGATATGCTCGATAGTGGTCTTGTTCACGGTCTTGATACCCGTACTATTATGCCTCGCAATTTTGAACACTTTTACATGGTACGCTGTACGATTAAAGACCTTATCGGTTACTGCATTATGCGCGGTGATGAACAAATTCAGACAACGGTAGATAACGTTATTGCCATGAAGCTATGGCTAGAAGTATTAAAGAAATATCCATTCCTTGCAGGGTTGGTTGATTTCCGTAAGCCTGATTCGTTCTATCAACGGCAGTCTGCCAAAGGTAAAACCAATATATTCCCACCTAATGCAAAGAATGACAACTTTGACTGGTGTGAAGAGCAGTTCTACCATCCGATTGGCCGTGAAGAATTCCCAGGTGGGGATGTCTACCTAAAAATCAGAGAAGACTTGCTTAACCAAATTGATGCAATTAAAAAGGAGCATATTCATGTCTAAACGATGGTCAGATATACAAGTTAAACTGCAAAAGTTAACGCCTAAAGAGAGGACTAAAGTCTTTAATGACTTTATTAACCAGCATCCTAAACTGGCTGATCATACAGTTGAGTCACTACGACTTATAGTGGTTAAACTTGAAAGTCAAGCAGCTGTTAGTAAAGACTTAGGTCTACATAAGCAAATAGTAAATAGAGTTGCTGCCAATTTTAAGCACTTTTTTACTAAGAAGAAGGTAATCTAATGAATTCTGACCTAGAGGATAAGGTCAGGATGACCATGCTTCATCTTCTGATGAAAGGATATACCATGGACCAACTTATAACAGCATTGCAGACTATTAAAGTTGAGATGGCAATGGCAATGCAGTATGCCGATGCCATTAATGAAGCACTGTATCAGCCCAAAAAAACCCCGTCCGAAGACGGGGAAAACCACACGTGAACAACAGGGGAGAACTATTCTTTACCAGTATATGCCTTGTAGCCTTCATAAGCTAATGGTATGGCAGACAAGCCTGCGCCAATTACTCTTGTAGGCAATGTAGGGGCTAGCCCAATTAGACCGCCCATACCTCCTGCAAAGTTAACGGCTGCTTCGCCATATCGTTTCTGTTTATAGGCATTTGCTGCATTAGCAAAATCAGCTGCAGTCATAGCACCACCTAGCACATTTAGTGCAGGTGATAATGCGTAACCGACTTTGCCCATCGTACCTGGGGCAGCTGCTTTAAGCTTTTGAGCTGTTGCTTCTGCTATGGCAGCTTTTTCTTGTGCATTAATTACTCTTTGTGCTTGCTGTGGAGAAACAGCAGATCTTGTTGTCATCTTTTCAAACTGGTTCTGAACTCTAGCTGCATTTGTCTTAGCTTTTTCATATGCATCTTGTGCTTCTTGCAGTTTAATTTGTGCTGCTTGCTGATCTGCGTTGTATACAGGAGCAGCTGCTAACCCACTAGGCACAATCAATCGGCTATTCTGTGCATATCCTGTCAATGGCATACGTTGCTCAGGTGAAAGACCTTTTGCAGTACCGGCAATGCCTTTCCTTACTGCATTTGCTTCTGTAATCTCACCCATCTTTGCAGAGTGTGACAAAGCACCTTCTGATAAAGCACCTGGGGTAGTACTAGTACCAGGTAAAGGTGCAGTAGGTACTGGCACAGGTTCTACAATAGCACCTACTTTTACAGCATTTGATCTAGCTTCTGCCAACTTAGCATTTGCTTGTGCCAACTCAGCTGTAGCTGCTTTCATCTCTAATTGCAGCTTATCAAGATTGCTCATGTGCGCAGTTTTAGCTTCTTCTACTGCTTTTGCAGTTAGATCCGCAGTTTCTTTTGCAACATCAGCTTTAATGTTTGCTTGTGGCAATCCTCGAACAACAGGGGCTTCTAAAGGTAGTGTCTTTTGTAGACCTATGCCACCAAGAGCACCTGCTCCTGCAGCAAGCATAGGATCAACAACTACTTCTTTACCTGTGTCAGGCGAATAAACTGTAACACTGCCCTTAGGTTCAGAGGCTGACTTAGGAGGTTCAACAATAGGCTGTTTCCAAAGCGGAATATCTTCTTTTTTGTTGTCATCAGCCATTTCTATCTACTCCCATATGGTGCCAGTGTTTTTTCAAGTTCTCTACGATTCTTACTATAAGAGTCAAGAATATTAGTGTAGTCTTTAGATGAGAAGAATGCAGAAGGAGGCGCAGCTGCACCAACTTTTTTGTCATGTGCATCCATGGCATTAAATAGACCAAGTCGTTGCTCATTCAACAATGCTTGTTGTCTAATCCAATACTGTACAGATTTAGATGAATCACTGATAGTAGGCATTGGTGCTTGTAACAGTCTTGCATCATTGTCTGTTGGGTTAATACCTAACAAGCCTCTATTCTGTGACACGTTATTTAAGAACTCGCTACCTAGAATTTGATTTGCTCGTGTTAAGTTAGCAGCTTCAGTAGGTGTTAAGTTATATGCTTGTGCCATTTTCTCAATTGGCAAACTGACACTTCCAAATCGGCCTGCAGTAACACCTTCTTGTGCGCCTACTTTTACAGCAGACCAAACACCTTCACCTGAATTCTTTAATATTTGGAAAATACGAGGTGTTTCAATTGCGATCTTATTTAACTCTTCTAAGTTTGCATTCGAAGTTGTAATAGACGCAGGGTTAAACTTAGTGATATTTGCACGCATCTCTTGGAATGGCTTATCAGCTTCTTTAACACGACCAACACCAACTTCACCTTGGCCTTTAAGACCTAATCCTTCAGGGCTAGTTAAACTTGCCACTTGAGTTCCTTGTGGCTGTGCTGCAGTAGCAGGCTTAAATAGCATTGTTGGATCAATAGGTTGATTGTTCTTGTCACGTAAACCAAACTCCACATGAGCACCAGTAGACTTACCGGTAGAACCGACTGTACCGATCTCTGAACCTTCTCTAATCACATCACCTGGTTTTACTTTTACTTGGTCTAAATGAGCATAGTATGAAGTTGATCCGTCTTTGTGCTGAATCTCAATGGTGTTACCAAACCCGCCCTTAGGCCCAACAAACTTAACTTCACCCGGTAGGACTGCTTGTACAGGTGAGCCATTAGGCGCAGCAAAGTCAATACCGTTATGCATAGCAGTCTTTGTTCTATCCACCGGATCAGTTCTTTGACCGAACGGACTAGATATAACTGCATCTTTGGCAGGAGGACTAAATCCAAGACCTTGTGGTACAGTCTGTGTAGGCTGTGTGGCCTGACCAGGAATACCTTGTGTAAACATCTTAGGAAGTAATGGAAGAGCACCAGGTGTTTCAAGAACAATCTTGACCGCATCCATTGTACCTCTGCCTATGTCAGCGCCTACTTTATTGCTCTCTACTAACATGCCATGCATATTCTTCAGCATCTCAGCTCTAGAAGGCGATAATGTTGCAATAATCGGATATAGCTGTGGTATCTTAGCAATCTGTGTAGGCGTTAAATCACCTTTCATTAGCGCTTGCTGAGTATTTTGTGGCTCAATGCCTAGATTGTCAGCAATAATGTTCAGTGCTTTTGCATCATTCTGTAATGTGTATTTCTGGCCTGCTAACTGAGCTCTCATTAATGCAATAGATGGCGCAGCTGCTTGCCGTGCTTCAATTTCTTTTCCCATAGCAGTGGATGCTCTACCTGCAGCTTCACCAAATGAGCCTGTACGGCCTGGGTCAAAGAATTGACCTGCTACATTAAACCAATTAATCTGGTTTCGTTTTTCAAGTGACTCTACAACTTTATCAAGAGCAGACATATACTCTCGTTGAGCATTCTGATCACTTGTAATGCCAGGAGGTATAGCAGTAGGTAATGCGCCAGTAAGTGGATTAGTAGCCATGTTTGTTTAGTCGCTTAAGGTTCGTATTGACTCATGTCATAACCTTCATACGGGTTATAACTGTTATAGTAGTCTTGATAGGCATCATATGCATCTTCTTGGTAAGTATTATTTGCAGCTTCTTGATTGTACAAATCTTGCTCATTATAGCCTTCAGCATAACCCATATCACCAGTACTACCAGATGGTAAAAGGTTACCTGCTCTGTCAAAATTCTGAACTCTTCCGTCTTCGAACATGATAGTTTTAGTACCGTCAGATGCAACATTCATGGTACTACCATCAGCTAATGTTTGCTGATAAGCGATGGTTTTACCACTTTGACCACCAACAAGTGCATTAAACCCTGCTTTAGCAGCGCCTGTAACTGTAGAAGAAAGACCTTCAATGCCTTTATTAATAGTAGGTACAAGGTTAGACACACCTGTAGCCAAGGACCCAAGACCTGCAATCTGTGATAATGGTGATGCATTGTAAGCGCCAGGAATAGGCCCTGTGTACGACGATGCTGTTGATGTAGGTATAGTCTGACCTCTTAGTAAGCCAGCCTCTTCTTTTAGCATTTGCATTGGGAATAGCTGTTGATTCTGTGCTAATGTACGTTGCTGTTCGCCTACTGTAGCAAGTGCATTCACATCACCAAGGCCTAAAGCTTGAGTTTGTGTTGCTAAATTACCATACTGCTGACTTGCTGCAAGCTTATTGGCGTAGTCACGTTGTAATGCTTCTTGCTGCTGTTGTGTAATTGCTAAATTAGCGCCTGCTAAAACTTGACCTAATGCTCCAGCACCTCTACGCGATCCAAACTGTCCAGAACCAACAATACCTGCAGTTGCTTGAGGTGCTAAGTTCTGAGCAATATTGTATCGGCCTAAATCACCAACGGCTTGTGCAAGATTTGAACTGCCTACTTGACCAGCTAAGTTCATAGCACTTGTTAATGCAGGCTGATAATTTCCAACATTTGACTGAACGTCTTTAAATGCTTGAGTTTGTAACTCTGTAGGGCCTATATATCTTGCATTCTCTGCAGCAGCTCCACCTTGCGTTGCTAGCCGATTTAGATAGTCTGTGTAAAATTCAGGCGTTGCAGTAGCCTGCATTTGTGTAGTAGTAATATTAGGAAGTGCAGTACCTTGAGTTAAACCACCACCTCCAGGTGCTGATCCAGCAGTAACGCCTAAATTAGGTATTGCTGCAAAATTAGATACAGAACCAGTTTTTACTTGTGATAGCGGATTAGGCGCTGAAGTTGTTGTAGGCGCTGAAGTTGTTGTAGGTGCAACAGCCATTATGCTTTCCCTTTCTTAATATATTCCAAAGGTGACTTTGCCTTAGGCGGTATCTTATGCACAGGGGCAGAACGTTTATGCTTTCTAATTTCTTGTCTCATTTTATCGAGTACCTTTGCTCCAGCATCTGAAGAGCCATTACCAAGAGCAGCCACAGTGTCAGCGTCAAACACATATTCACCGTCAGCAAGCATAGCAGGAATGTCGTCAGACTGACCATCACCTTTCCCTTTTACATAATGCCCTGTTGCTCCAGTAATAAACTCGGGCTTATGACTGCCATAGTTTAAACCGTGTATCTCACCACCCTTTGCACGATTTACAAAGTATTGTGAAGAGATAGGTCGATTATAATTCCCACTCGGGTCTCCGAATGGTACTCGAGCAGCATATTTATTTTGTGCAGGGCCTAAGTTTTCAGCTGCATGCTTAAACAGACGGTCATTCTCTGCAAATCTTGCATTCCTATTTGCTTTTTCTATTCTTTCAAGCAGTTCATCAATACTGCCACCTTTGTTCATCTGTACAGCCCCTCCTCGAGCATATGTCTGTACAGGTGCTTTACTAGTTAAAGATGCCAAGATTCGAGGATCGACGTTTTCTAACTGAGGATAGAGCTGCTTTAACTGAGACACCTGAGGAGTGTCAACAGATTGATCAGATAATGCCTGAGAGGTTAAAACACCGGAAGCTAATGGTGCAGGTAATCCAGCAGCATTTAACCCTGAGCTAGGAAATAGGCCCGTCACAGAACCTACGTTGGCATTAGGCGATGATCCGGTTGGTACACCTGCTGAACCGCCTGGCAAAGACACATCAGAAGTATTGGAAGTGGTCGATGCCATGGAAGGCATGCCTGTCTGACTCAGCATTGAAGAACTGCTCTGCTCATTGCCAAAAATAGGCGCACCTGCAGGGCTCATTCTTGGAGTAAACCCACTAGATTGTGGTGGTCTAGATGTGCCAGCTTGTGGTAATGCTCCGGGCTGCAAATAGCTAACTGAACTAGGTGCCCCAGCCAACATAGTTCTAGGCATTGGCCTAGGCATCATTCTTCTAGGATCATCAGGAGTTAATAAGTCTCTAGCTTCAGATCTAGCAGCACTGCCTAAAATATCGCCTGTAATTGTTCGTCTATCAGCATCACCAGTCACTTCGTTCTGTAATGCTGTACCTAATTGTCTACCTGCAACACCTGCAGTTCCTACAGCAGCACCAGTTAACCCACCGATACCAATGCTTTTATCATTTAAAGCAGCTCCGGTCATTCCACTAGTTGCGCCTGATAAAGCACCTTGACCGTACTGATTTAGACCTAGTTCTTTACCGACCATAGAAGTTCCACCACCAACAGCACCACCAATACCTCCTGTCAATGCGCCCATGCCTACATCACGATCATTAATGGATGCATTTAGTGCTCCACCAACAGTGCCACTAAGAGTACTTGAAACCATCGGATTGACGTTATACGCATTTAGTGTGCTGTTTAATCCACCTGTCACACCGCCTGTAACGCCTGCATTAATTGCTTGACTTGGGTCAATACTGCCTGTCGTGACAAGCTGTGCAGCAGAATTCATGGCTGCTGATTTAGCTGCATTCACTGCAGCTGCTTCTGCAACTGTGGCTAGAGTCGGCGCAGTACTTGCAGCAGTTGTACCGGCTACCATGCCTGCTGTAGTTGCACCTTCTGCTATTGCTGCCGCTTCTAAAGCTGCTGCTGCTTCTGCTGCTCCTGCTGCTGTGGCTGTTGTGCCAGATAAATAAGGGGCTGCATAAGGAGCAGCTACCATTAATGCAACTGTGCCAACAGTAACCCAGCCACCTGGAATTACATCATTAACACCTTTATCAATTGCTACACCAACATCGCTAACGGCTTGACCGACACTTTCAACAGCTTTACCTACACCTTCAAATACGTCGCCCACTGCATTAACAATGCCGCCTACAATTCCGCCTCCGCCGCCGCCACCTTCCAGTGTCATGCCATATGAAAATGGACCTTTGCCTAGTTTAGGCTGAAAAGCATGGATAGGTAATTCTGTAAAGTTAGTATATTTCATCTTGTAATCATCCACTCATATTCTGGTCGATCAGACTTCTTCACTTGAAGGTCGTTCATCTTTAATACTTGCAGCATCTGTGCATCTCTAGGGTCGGCGATATACGCAACTTGAATTTCAGAATTCTTTAACTTCTGAATTAGTACTTTCATTGCAGAAATAAGTCTTAGACCACTGTCCATGGTATATACATGGACTTCAACTGCACCGTCACCTAGACGAACAACAACTAAGACTGTCTCTCCGCTTTGAAGAACAACAGCCAGATTATCTTCAACAAGTTTGGCAACACTGCGTAATACTCTGTCAGGCCCGTCTTCTTGACTATACTTATCGTTGTAGATGATTTCAGATGCTTTCATACTTTACCTATTATCTATTGACATAATACCAACCATCTGTGCTGCCCAGTCTTTCCAGTCATCAAAAAGTCTAGGATCAGGCACTCCTGAATTCACAAAAAAGCCTATGCCCTGTATACCACATGCCCAGTCTTTCCATCGATCTTCTGACACAGTACCAAGCTGCTGTGTAGCAAACAGCTCTGACATTAGCTTACACCAATAATCCCAAGTCATGCCGCGAGGATCATATGTAACCATTATGGGTTTCCTGTACTACGCTCATCACCAATATCAGCACTGATCAGAATATTACCCGTCTGATAATTGCCACCAACTGTATTACTAATGAATTTTAATCTCATTTCACGACGCTGTTCTCTTAAATCTAACTTAAGAGTTGTAGGTGAAAAATCATATGGGTCAGACGGATCATCTACATCTTCTGCATAGCCTTTACCTGTCACAATTAAGCTCATATCGCCAGTTTGTACAAAGTCAGGCTCAAGTCGTTCAAGTCTAATCCATCGATTAGCGCCTTGCAATGTTCTCTGCCCAGGACCACCTCCAACCCAGCCAATACTATTAGTCTCAAAGTATGACTCAACAGCACTGACAGTATTTAGAAATACAATATCTGTACCAATTTCATGCTGCCAAAGTGAATAAGTATTTAGCTGATTTTCTTGATTGTCTGCCCAAATAGGGAACTTAAATACTTCAGAAAATACGCCAGCTGAGCGATTTGCACCGCTTGCAAACCCTGCATCATACCAAATTTGATCTCTGACATTAAAGATAATGGCATTGTTACACTCTGTAGAGTCACCATGCGGATAGAACCACCAAATCTCACCCCAACGAGGTATCTTAGCTGCCCAAACTTTTTGTCTTTGTGTGTAGTTTAAGTTGTCAAAGAAGTAATTGATGTTTGCATTGTTCTTAATCTCTTGAACGACACCGTTGTATGCTAAGAATCGGTCAACGCCACACCAGTAGTAGATACCGTCATATTCAATAACGCACTGAGACGATAAAATTGAAGACTGACTGGTCACAATGTCGTACTTCCAGTACAATGTAGAAGTACCTACTGTAGTCGGGCTGTATGTGACACGAATTAAAGAGTCAAGTGACCAGAACAATCCTGCAGGTGATGTGGTACCACCACGAACTGCCATACCTTTTACAATCTTTGTAGCAGATACACTATTTTCGTTGGCATCTGCTGCTACCCAGTTTGAGAAATCTCCTGCAGAGCTATTTCTAATCGTGCCGTTATTGCCATAGACAAACAAATAAGGGTATAGCATGCAAGTACCGCCTGACACACTAACGCTGTTATCAAACGTAACAGTAATGCTCGTACCTGTTGTCATACTATTTGATACTGTTACTGTAGTTGTGCCGCTTGACACAGTTGCTGCAGTTACAGTTGTATTGGCAGGAATACCAGTACCTGTTACTATTTGGCCGACTCCAATTAAGAAATTTGCCGATGCAATGGTAATTGTAGTGCCTGATAAATTGCCTACTGCAGTAAAGACACCAACTTTTGACAATGAACTGCCTGCAAAAGTACCTGTTAAAACAGGAGTTTCTACTGTACTGTCAATATTAGTTAAGTTTTGACCGGGGTGTGCAATAAGTTGTAATGCGCCTGTTCCGTTAGAGTCATATCCAATATCAAACTGCCATAGATTATTAGCATTCGATGTAAAGTTACTTAGTGAAACAGCTGCAGGCCCTGATCCGACGCCATTATTGTCATCAGTCTGCCAAAAATTTAATGAATCAAAAAATCCAGAATAAACGTAGTTTAGACCTGTTTGAGATTGCATAATCATGCCACGAGATATACTCGGAGCATTGTAAAAAATACTTCTATATCCGCCCATCTTTCTTGGTCGACCGCGCTGAAAACGAACCCAACGTCCGTCTACATACATCGGTGCATCGAACAGCGTACCGTCTTTTTGTATTCCAGCAGGAATATTTAGAGATATAACGTTTGCTGTCAAGGAAACGTGCCTCCTTTAATACCATCAATAACATGAAGACCGTCAGCTTCAAGCGTCATTTTTGACGTACCTGTCAATGAAAAACCTAGTTGACCACTTGAAGGTCGATAAAAGCCTGTTGTTGTATCTCCAGTATAGTTTAGCGAAGGTGCTGCTGCCGTTCCTGCATTCAAAGTTAAACTGGCTAAAGAAGATACAGTAGCTGAGTTAGCATTATATACGTTTGTTCCATCACAAATTACAATCAAAGTTTGAGCTTGTGGCAGTGTAACTGTAGATGCACCGACTGAAGTAGTCTTAAACGTAACTGAAAATGAGCCTGTAGTTAAGTTCGTCAACGTATACATCTGTACTGTCGGAGGCAGTATAACGTTTATGTTAGTACTTAAAGTCCCAGTGTATTCTTGAATAGCATTAGATGCTTCACTTGTAGTCAGCGTAACTGTTGGGCCTAGACCTGTTAATGACTTAGATAAAATGGTATAGAAGAAAGTTGATGACTGACCATAACCGAATGAATTGTATCCGTCAACACCGTTAGACACAACAACAAACGATTCATCAAGTTGAAGTTGTTGAGATGCATTGTCATCAATCGTATCAGCACCAGAACAAGAAATAGTCAGAATACCTGTTCCGTTATTTCTTATCATTGCAAACCAGTTATTGCCTACAGAAGCAGCGCTAGGTAGAACTATGGAGCCTACGCCACCTTCCCAAACAGCAAAAGAAGCTCTATCAGCAAGAAGAAGAGTTGTACTTGTGGTATAGACGGAAAGATTATATGCTTGGTTAAGAGTTGTACTAATTGCTGTTAATCCGTATCCTGCAAGTGTTGCTGCATTGGCAGAAGATGTTCCTGCACCAAATGTGACTGAGCTCCAAACACCTGCATCTGTCGAATTATCGGTTAGATAGATGTATTGCGAAATGCCTGAACTGATTGCAACAATTGTGCCGCCTGTGTTGTTCTTAACAGTAAAAGAATTTGCGCCTACGTTATTAATAATGACTGACTGACCTACTGACACTTGCTGTGCAGAAGGAAAAATAAGACTTAAGCCGGCAGTCGTTGCAGTAACCTGAATAATGTTTGCAACAATGTTGCTTGTATTACCATTGACAGGCCACTGAAGTGTAGTGTCTGCAGATATAGATAACGACTCATAGCCTACTTGAGATGGGTTAATTGTCTGATTTGTAAACGGATTAATATATGTAGTCATTTTTAGCTTTCAATTGCAATAGCTTGACGATCACCAAGACGAAGTTGATCTTCCATCTTCAGAACTTGCATAGCTTGGTCATACTTTTGCTGGAATATTTGACGTTGATCATTCTTTAGAAATGGCATAGCTTGTAAGAGTGTACCAAAGAGCATGGCATTTGGCGCATTCTGTGTAATCCAGTTTGTCTGATTTGCAGAGTCAAGAGGCTGTAGTCTTTCATAGTACAGCACTTCAAAATCATAGTCTTGATTAGGAGTAGGCGATACTAACCAATGATCGTAATCATAGTCTGCATAGTACAGAGGAATACCGGTAGCAGCATCTGCCGGTGAATAGTTCTTTAGATATTCATATTTTCTAAGATAGACAGGCTGATAAGAATTACCATTGTCTATGTTCATCGAGACAGTTTTACGCCATCTAGCCGGCTTAGGAATAATAGGATTACCTGATAGCATAGTGCTAGTTACTACTTGCTGCTGACCTAAAGTTTTGATCTGCTGTGCAATCTCATATTCACACAGAGTAATGAAAGTAGGTATTTGATTGACAACTGCAGCATCATTTCTTTCTAAATACTGCTCGACAGTAGTAATTAGATTGTCATAAGTCAGTACAAAAGAAGCAGTCATCTTTGCACCCTATTCGCGGTAATCAATAAATTAATTATACTCTTATGCATATGGGCGAGTACCTACTTTGTCAATGATCAGAGCTTGACGACGTGGGGGCGTGTCCTTAGTGTTTGAAACACTAATATGTGTCCATCCGCCGCCTTTATCTTTATCCCAGAATTCACGGATGATCTGATCAAACTGAACATCTGATGCAATAATTGCTTTGCAGACTTCGTCTGGGTTCATACCTGGAACTCTAATATCTGCAGCACAACCGATTCTGTGTTGACTGCTATCCTTTGACCCTACGGCATCATTAACTGGCTTTGATCGATAGGCAGAATTAATCATGATCGGCTTCATATCTAATGCTTTCTTGACTTCTTCTAGCATGCTTGCTAGTCTGACCAGATTTGCCAACTCAGTGGCATTTGGCGTATTATCAAACCCATGACGTGCTGCAGTCTCACTGGCAGTCATTTCTTGTACTGTAAAGTGTTCACTTAGCTGCATCTTTTTCTTTCTTTTTCATGTCCATGATCTTCTCAAGGGTTCTGCCACCAAAGTAGAACGACATGATTAACATACCCCATTGACCTAATAATTCTACGTACTTCTCGTTGGCATTGTTACCAAAGGCGCTCATCATTGCAAATAAGAAATAGGCAAACAAAATAAAGATCAGGGTCATTGGACGGATGTTTTTGGATAGCCATGAGTCCGAGTTCATGTCCGCTTCTTGGCGCTTGGTTAGCTCTTGAGCCTCAATATTGTCGGCATTCAGTTCTGCTAACCTGCCTTCTTGTTGCATCTTGAGCAACTCTTGCTGGGCTTTAGCCTTGGCTTCTGGGTCGGGAATGAACTTGTCTAGGACTTTCATCCCAACGTCTACTAGTGCTGTTAATGGAAACATTATTTTCTCCCTACTTCAGTTTCGTTATCGCCTTTGCGAACAACTACTTTGTCACCTTCTACCGACACGGACATTGGGTCACGGTCAGCCATCTTATCTAGGCGGGAAATGAGTTCTTTCATAATCTCAAACTCAGGCTTGTCTTGTTTGGGGGTAGCCCCAGCGACACCGTTAAGCATTGAGATTAAGGCGGTTAAAGA